GCGTCCTGGCCCGAATGGTGGTTCTAAAATGGGCAACCGAGAAGCCCGGCCTCTATTGGATCGTTTCCCCGACCTACAAGCAGTCCAAGATGATCCATTGGCGGGACTTTGCCAAAGAGATTCCTCCTGAGTGGATCAAAAAGAAGAATGAGGTCGAGCTATCGCTTTCCCTCAAGAATGGTTCTGTTATTGAGCTAAAAGGGGCTGAGAATCCCGACGCTCTCCGGGGTGTTAAGTTGCGCGGTCTAGTCATTGACGAAATCGCCTCGATCAGAAACTGGAGCTGGTTATGGACTGAGGTGCTTCGCCCAACCCTGACCGACTATGAGGCCCCGGCTCTGTTTATCTCTACCCCCAAAGGCTTTGACCACTTCCATAAGCTTTACCTGACCGGCCAGAAGAAGGACGGACCTTACCGCTCCTGGCGCTTTACCTCCTACGAAAACCCCCATATCCCCAAGGGAGAGATTGACCAGGCTAAGAAGGAACTAACCGAGGACGCCTTCGCCCAAGAGTACCTGGCTGATTTTAGAAAGCATACCGGCCTTATCTACAAGAACTTCGAGCGGAGCCTTCACGTTATCGACCCGTTCGATATCTCAGCCGACTGGTCCCTCTATCGGGGGATTGACTTTGGCTCCACTAACCCGACTGCCTGTTTGTGGGTGGCGGTGGATAAGGATAACAACTTCTATATCGTTGACGAGCATTACGAGACGGGCCAGACCATTGACTACCATGCGGGCCGAATCAACGCCAATGCCTTCTCTGCACGGGTAACAGCCACCTATGGGGATCCATCAGGGGCCCAGTGGATAAACGAGTTTGCCCAGCGAGGTATCTATATCACCCCGGCCAATAAGGAGACGGGGACTTCCAAGAAGAATTGGGTTACTTACGGGATCGAGAAGGTGGCGGAGAAACTGAAAGCCCAGGTCGGTCATTCGGTACCGATTGTCAAAAACCAGTTGGACGATGACAAGAATAAGGTGAGCTGGCGTCATGGGATGCCTCAACTGTATGTCTTTTCCCACTGCCAGCATACCATCGAGGAGTTTGAAAAGTATCGTTGGATGGAAAAGGCGGTAAGCCAGGCGCCCGATCAGAACAACCCGGAGGTACCGGAGAAGGCCAACGATCACGCCATGGACGCCCTACGCTATGTGGTCTGCTCCTATCAGGCCCAGAACTTGAACCCGGAAGAGCAAGAGTTTCCCGAGCAGAACCTATTTGACGAGGATGGCTTTTACTAATCGGCTATGAAATACGAACTGTCCAAGAAGAACCTGCCAGTCTATGTTGAGCTAGAGAAAGCCTTTGATAAACAGCAGTTTGGCACCTCTACGCTGACCTTCCTTCTTCACGAGGGGCGAGTCGTCTCTGTCATTGGCAATCAGTTTGAGCGATGTCGTTTTAAAGATAGCCCCAATACCTCGGCGGTGGAGGCGATGTTAGCCGAAATCAAGCGTTTACACGAGGATAACCAGTCGGGGACGTTCTCCTTTTCTATCAAGATGAACGAGGGGGAAGCCAAGGAGCTCCATATCCAAAGGAATCTAAAGAGATCATTTCAGCTTGACGAAAAGGCAAAATAGATGATATGATTGGAGTAAGTTAGCCCGAGAGCTTTCCAGCACACGGCCGAACTCGATTTAGCGAGTGTCGGCCTTTTTTTATGGCCAAGAAGAAAAAGTCCACCAGCAAACCCAAGAAAGAGCGGGAAGAGATAGTCGAAATCGGCTCTCTTCAAGATGAGTGGCAATACGCCGACCAGGCCCTGTCTGATGTTAGGGATACTTGGGAGGAACACGAGAAGATCTTCTTCAACCGCGAGAAGGGCCAGCTTTCCGAGGAGGCGGCTAAGTCCAACGTTAACGATGGCCACCTCTCCACGGCGATTATCCAACGCACCCAGCGTATCCTAGCCCAAGAACCAACCGGGCGAACCCAAGCCCTTGATTCTACCGACCAGGGCAAGGCCCACCTGATGGACGCTATCTTGCGAAAATACATTATTCCCAACGCCAACGCCCAATACGACCACCTGACCAAGTTGAAGCTTTGGGTGATCTACTCTCAAATCTACGGCTCCATGCCTCTGTTGGTCGATTATGTGGTCAAAGACGATTACGTCGGACCCGATTGTTGGATTATCCCTATCCGGCAATACTACCCTCAGCCGGGCGTCAAACAACCCCAGGATATGGACTACTGCTTTGTTGACTCCTTTGTTACTGTCGAGTGGCTAAAGGGGAGAAACCGCGACTATTGGCAGAATATTGATGATCTGCTGAAAAAGATTGATGAGGAAGACGGCAAGAAGCGCTCCGAGTATGAGTATCAGTCCTATGCGGAGAAGGAGTGGGGCTCCTCTGACCATGGGGGCACGGGCCGCTTTGCCCAGGTGCTTATCCGCACCAAATATGAGCGGGACCGTTGGGTGACCTATGCGCCTGACTATCAAGACGTTGGACCCTTGCGAGATATTGATAATCCCCATCAGAACGGCCGACTACCGATTGTCGTCAAAGAGACTATTCCCCTTTTGGATCGCTCCGTGGGGTTGGGCGATATCGAGCGAGGCAAGCCGGTCCAGAAGGCGATCAACTCGCTGACCAACCTTTATATGGACGCTATTAAGTATTCGATCTTTCCTCCAATGATCATTAACCGCCAGGGTGTGGTCCCCTCCTCGATTCAGTGGAAACCAATGGCCAAGTGGTTCGAGACGATCCCTAACTCGATCCGGCAGTTACAGCTCTCACCGGCAGGGATCAACTCTTTCAACAATGCCGCTGGACACCTGATCGCCAATCTTAACAACATGCTAGGCACTTCTGATTTATCAGTGCAAAAGGACGTTGATCCCTCGATGGGCAAGACGCCCCAGGCGGTCAAATACCAGGTAGCCAAGGAATCAGCCGCTGATATGTGGGAGAGACAATCCTTAGAGGCGGCCCTGGAGGATCTATACGATCGCTATATCGACCTGATGGCCATTCGCCAGGAGAAACCGATAGAGCTTTCCTTGTTCGAGGGAGAGATTGGGGAGATTGCTTCCTTGTATCCTGATGTAGTCGAGATGTTCGAGGGCGGCACCGGTGGCAAGCTAACCATCAAGCCGGAAGCTATTGAGGGCCGTTATCGCTTCTTTATCGACTCCGGCTCGACCATTGCCAAGGATGAGGCGATGCAAAATCAGGCCCTAACCGGAATTCTCCAAGTAGTGATGGGCAACCCGGCCGTTATCCAGGCGATACGAGAGAAGGGGAAGGATTTGGATATGGGCGAGCTCTTGAAGCATTGGTTACTCACCTCCGGAGTGGTGGGAGCCGATAAGATGATTACCGATTACCAACCACCAGTCAATCAACCGGCTCCTAATCAGGCCCCAGGAGGCCCTCAGATGCCCCCAGGAGGCCCGGAAGGGGCGCAGATGGGTTCTACCCCTGGTGGAGGAGTGGGCCAGCAATTTCAAGACCCTCAGATTAGGCAAGTAGCAGAGCAGTTATTCGGCAATGGCTAACGATATTTTAAAGGCTTACCAGAAGTTACGAGAGGCGGGAAACCGAGATAGTCGGTATGACGACCAGTATTTGGTCCAACTAGCTCAAAGCGAGGGTTGGCGAACGCTTAAGGAAGCTATCCTCGAACCTAAGATTGCCTCACTCTTATTAATGGCTGATGATGTTACAGCTGCCATGCGTGGGGATGAATCCGTCGAGGCATTTGGCCATAAGGCGTTGACCGCCCGCATCGCGGCTGGACATCTTCAAGATGTTATTGACAAGGTTGAGGAGACGCTGGAAGTGGCCAAGGAAGCCGAGGAAGCAAAAAAGCAAGCCAAAGGTGAATGACAAAGACGTTTATCATGAGGACATTGACAAGGACCGACTAGCTCCCCAAACGTTGCCGGGGTTAGCGGGTCACCAATGGATACAACGCGGACCGTATTTAGTCTGCCAATCGTGTCCGGTGGAACATGCCGTTTTTATCGGCACCGGCGTGATGTTGACCGGTTTTGATGAAGAGGGCTTGCCAATCCTAAAGAAGGTTGAGGTGAAGACATAAACAAAAGTGTCTTTACCCCAGTCTTCTTTGGCCAGAAGAATGGAGCCTGCGGTCGACCCTGGGCTCAAAATACAGTGGTCTGACATTTTAAAAATTACCTCGGAGGAGGTGAAAACTTATGAACGAAGAGGAAAAACAGGCAGCAGGTGCCGATGTGGGCACTGACGCTGGAGAAGACACCAGCGCGGCCTCGCCAGCCAAAGAGGAAAAACCTCAAACTGCATCAGAATCTGATGAGGAGACCACACGGTCCCAGTCGCCGGCCAGCGATGGAGACGGTGAGGACAAATCAAAGGAGGAGGATGAGAAACCCAGTCGTGCAGAACGGCGGGTTCATCAATTACTCGACAAGCTGAAAGGTGCCGGACAATCTGGCCGGGAACAAGAAGGTGGGCAAGACTCACAAACCGCGGCGGATAGCCGATCCCAGGAACAGTTACCGCCCTGGATGAAAGAGGAGGTTCGCAAAGAATCTATCTTTAAACCAGGTACGGAAGTCACACCGGACCAGCTTGAGCAAGAGCTTAACCGTCGGGCGGCCCAAATCGCTGATTTGAGGGTGAAACAACACCTATCAGCCTTTGAGCAACGCCAGCAGTTGACTCGAACGATCGAGGACCATGCCCTTGACCTGGAACGCTTACAGGAAGAAGCCAAGGACTTTGATGATCCGACGTTTGATAAGGCGTTTACCGATCTCTATCAGTCGATTAACACTGATGGAAACGGCCGCTTTGTCGCTAAGAAGAAGCCAAGAGAGGTTTATCAACTTCTCAAGGATCAGCGTGAAGTTGCGCGAACCAAGGGTCAAAGCGAATCAGCTGTGAAGATGGCCGAATCCATGGGCCAGTCGGCGGTATCACCGCAGGCAGGAGGCCAGGATAGAGCTGACTCCAAACTGGAGGCCAGTCGGCAACAGGCCATGAAGGAAGGGACCACCGAAGCGTGGGCCGCTTACCTTAAGCAGCTTAATCGCTCGGACAAGAAGGCCTCCTAAATCAAAAACAAAAGGAGGTGAAATAATACATGACAAACACTAGCGCAATGCAAACCTATCAGGCGATAGGCAATCGCGAGGACCTTTTGGACGTTGTTACAAACATCAGCCCAGAAGATACTCCGATGTTCTCTAGTTTTGGTAAATCCAAGGCTAAAGGAACCTACCATGAGTGGTTAAAAGACTCGTTGGCAACAGCGACTTCCAATACCAACATTGAAGGTGCCGACTATTCGTTCTCACGCCGAGATGTTAGAACTCGTGAGGGGAACTACACTCAGATTTTTGTAACCCCGGTCGAAGTCTCTGACACTCAAAGAGCCGTTGATACGGCTGGCTTAGAGGATGAGTACGCTTACCAAATGGCGAAAGCATTAAAAGAACACGCTCGTGATATCGAGTACGCTCTCTGTAGCACCGCTGCTGGTGCTTCCGGAGCCTCTGGCACCGCCAGAAGCCTCAAGGGAGTCCTAGCTTGGATTACCTCTGTCAATGAGACAGGGACAGGCACAGGAGACGAAACGTTGACCGATACGATGTTCAATGATGCTCTCCAAGATATTTGGGATGAAGGCGGAAATCCTGACACGGTCTATGCTAATGGTTACCAAAAGCGCAAAATCGGGACATTCACCGATTCTGCCACCAAGTTCGTTGAGG